GTACTCTCGTCCAATGAAAATGTTGTTGTCAGATTCGTTATCGTGTCTAGTGCTTTGGGATCACCTAGATTATAAACTGTTTTTGGAAAATATGAAAAATACTTAGCCATTATACTTTCCCACGATTTGTTTTATTTTCATAGTTGAATTTTGTCATAATTTCCAATTCTTGGAAAGTTAGATTCACTCGTATACCAACAGGCATACCCGTTGATCCTAGTATCGGTTTATTTTCACCAGGAACTTCATACGCTCTGAATCCATTAGGCGCATAGTCCACACTAATTGAAGTCAATGCACATGTTGATATCGCAGGAATGTTTGGATTCACTTCACCATTATAGTGAAATTCTATATCAAATTCAGACGGCGGCACCATGAAGTAACCTCCACTACCCGATAATATTTCAGGGGCTTGATGGAATCTTAGTCTTTGTATAATTGATTGAACTTCGTTAGCTTCTTTCTCACTACGAGGATAGAACATGAATTCAAAAGCGAACTGCCTAAAATCAGGAGATGTGTATAGCAATTCCAACTGCGGATTCTTGACTAATCCAAACGCTGATGCGAAAAGTGCAGTTGCGGAGCTTTCTCCCAATATACCACTAGACAATTTTGCTGCGATTGCTCCCAAAAATGGAGTTGCATTTTTACCCAATTTACTAGGATCAAATTCTTTTCCTGTTATTGAATCACTCAAAATTGAAACTCCAGCTGCGGCTTTGGCTGCATTTTCTTTACCTAGTTCTAGTTTTGAATAGTATTGATTATCGGTAAATGCTAACGTATCGGGCATGTATAGTGCAATCGTATCCATCGTTCGTGTCGTAGTCCTCAAAAACTTGGCGTCATCCAGTGTTCCAATTGTTTTATTGAATGTGGTTTGTGCTGCCTGCAGAAGCCCACCCGTAGAGCCATATCCGATCAAACTCATTTCAGTGTCAGATGATCCTTCAATTGGACCTGTCGGTGCTGAGAGACCGCCAGTGAGTGATTTCAGTGAATCAATGATGGTTTTTGCACCGCCGCCAATATTTACTGCTCCTGTTCGTGCGCGAAGTCCCTCACGATTTTTCTGTATTTGTGATCTAGGATCGGGTGCGGCATTGACCGGATAAGCTGTTTTGTCTTGAGCGTTTACATGAATCAACATGTAATGACCTTTGTCCGTGTTGCCAAGGTCGGACGGATATCTCATTAAGTTTGGATTGTAATTACTCAGGCCATTAGAGAAGCCAGCAAACGATCTATTATCCGTTTGCAACTTTTTGTATGCGATATCAGTTAGATTGAAAAGTGCCATGTTTATCCTATAGTTTGACTACATATTTATATGTCCTACGGTAAGAATACTTATAAGGGTCGATTCACCCCACAGAATCCTAAAAAATACAATGGTAACTCAGAGAATATCATATATCGATCTTCCTGGGAATTGCGATGTATGAAATGGTTTGATGATCATCCAGATATCATTTGGTGGTCATCTGAGGAGTTGGCTATTCCATATGTGTCGCCAGTTGATGGTAAAAGACACCGATACTTTCCTGACTTCATTATAAAGGTGCAAAGAAAAGACGGAACAGTCATGACTCATGTGATTGAGGTCAAGCCATTTGCACAAACACAACGTCCTGTTCAGAAAAAGAAAACCAGGCGATTTCTTCAGGAAGCAGCAACATACGCTATAAATCAAATGAAGTGGAAAGCCGCGGACGAATTCTGCCATACACACGGATGGAAATTTCAGATACTGACGGAAAAAGAATTAGGTATTTCGTGAATAAATAGACCATGGCATATCTACTAGACAGAATAAACGCACAATTAGCAAAGACGGGCTACAAAGCACGATCTCAGCAAGCTAGGACTTGGTTGCAATCCAAGATTGGTGATTTGCGAGCAACACCAAATAAACTAGCGAAATCTGCGGAAAGAAACACCGCAAAGAGTCTCGTTGGTAAACTGTACTTCTTCTACTATGATCCTAAAACGAAAGATAAGCTGCCATATTACGACAGGTTCCCCTTGGTTTTTCCAATTGAACTATACCCAGACGGTTTTTTAGGGCTGAATTTACACTACATTCACCCAAAGCAGCGTATCATTCTATTAGATAAATTGTCAGAATTGGCGACAGATAAACGATTTGATGATAGAACAAGATTGAAATTGTCATACCAGACGTTATCATCATTCAGTCGTTTGTATGAGGCTAGTCCATGTATCAAACGATATCTAGGAAGTCATGTTCAAGGACAATTTGTGGAAATTCCAGCAAATGAGTGGGATATCGCTGCGTTGCTGCCAGTTGAACAGTTCGAAAAAGCAAATAAAAATAAAGTCTGGGCAGACTCACGAAAGAAAATGTAATGTCATTTTTACCACAGCTATTCCTATCAAACATACAGGCCAAAGACGGTCTTGCTCGACCAAACAGATTTCAGGTTATTCTTCCTATTCCACAATATATCGGAAACTACATTGAGACCGGCTTGATTGAGCAACTGTTGAATTTTCCAAACTCGGTGTTCTCTGATATTACAACCAGAGTGCAGGGCGCATCAAACAGTCGTTCATATAATCCTACAATTTCTCGCTATCTTGCACTACAGTGTGAATCAGCCGAGTTGCCGGGAAAAACCATGCAAACGGAAATGCTACGTGGATATGGTCCTCAACCAGCAATTCCATTTTTAGCTCAATATGAGGATACAAATTTAACTTTTTTATGCACAAATGAGTTTTATGAGAGAAAGTTGTTTGATAAGTGGATGGAAGCGATGGTTCCAAATGACACACATAATGCACGTTTTTCACAGGGTGAAAAAACACGATTCACAACAAACATCAAGATTGTGCAGTATGATGATTTCATTAAGCAAATATATGCGGTTGAATTGATTGATGCATTTCCTAAAGCTATCACTGCACAACCCGTGAGTTGGGGTGATGATGGATTTCATAAACTTACCATACAGTTCTCGTATACAAAACACAACACTATATACGAAGGAGCTTACGATTTGGCGGCCGCAACTGCTGCGCTGCTAGGTTCAGGCATCAGTGGAGTACCTATATCCGCAGTATTGAACACACAGGTCCGCGGAACAGCGGAAGCGATAAGAAGAATTTTTTGATTATTTGGAGATACTATGTTACCTAAACTTGATGTGCCACTGTATGAAATTACTTTGCCATTACTAAAAAAGAAAGTTAGATTTAGACCATTCTTGGTAAAAGAAGAGAAGATATTGTTGATGGCTGCCGAGAGTGATGATGGAAACTCTATCGTGTTGGCAATTAAACAAATTTTGACTAATTGTCTTCAAGACAATATAGACGTAGACTCGTTACCAATCTTAGATTTTGAATATTTGTTCATGCATATTAGAGCGCGATCTGTCGGAGAGATGGTTGACATGCAATACAAATGTAATAACACAATTGGAGATGAGGACAACAAAACCAAATGTAACAATCTCGTTAAACTGAGTTTCAACGCACTGGAAGTTGAGCCTGATATCACAAACTCAGAAACGAAAATTGAATTGACTCCAAAATTGGGTGTTATGTTGAAATATCCAACTTTCAAAAATATTAATACACTTTCGGAAATAGAAAATGTCAGTCCGGTTGATATGGTAATCAAAACTATCATCAATTCAATTGACTATGTGTATGATCAGGATAATGTATATTACGCAAAAGACCTGACTGAACAGGAGTTGATTGATTTCATTGACAGCTTCACAAAGGAGCAATTTGCGCGAATCCAAGAATTTTTTGATAACATTCCAAAATTGAGAAAAACTGTACAATTCAAGTGCTCAAAGTGTGGACATGAGGAAGATTTGGTGCTTGAAGGAATCCAAAGTTTTTTCGCATAATTATTCGTTATGATAATCTGAGCAATCACTTTCAAACCAACTTTGCACTCATGCAACACCACAAATATAATTTGACAGATTTGAATAACATGATGCCATGGGAAAGAAATGTGTATGTCACGATGCTTCTCCAACATATTGATGAAGAAAATGAGAAGATAAAACAACAAAACCTAGCAAGAAAATCACGATAATGAATACCAGATTCACAGAAATATACAAAAAAGAGCTTAGAGGTGGTGGAATATTGAGTTCTATGGGATCCGCTGCACTAGGAAAAACTAGGGAGCGTCTTGACGTTCGCAACATGTTATTCGGTGGATCAGGATTCATTTCATCAACTGGTCAAAAAATATTCGGTAAAGGATATTCCGCAACTGGATCATCAGCATCAAAATTAACAACGGGTGGCGATGCGGGCGCGACCATCGTCAATGAGTTAGCGTCATCTATGGCTAAACAAGAAACGCTGTTAGCAGTCATCGCTAAAAATACAATGAACATGAATTATATGGCGCGAGACATGAACATCATGCGTCAAAATATTATCACACTGACAAAATCTGTTGCGGGAAAATCATCAAAGAATGCTGACGCACTGTTTTTTTCTGCCAAGCGCCGCGACAGTATCTTATCCAGTAAAGCGAGCTTGAATAAACGTGACACAACTAAACCTGATGCACCATCAAGTTCATCAAGCGGAAAAACATCGTATCTAGGAAGTTTAGTTAGTGGAGTTATGGGTGTTATGGGTGGAGTGGGTTCAGGTATTCTCGGTGCGCTACGAGGTGTTCTTGCAATTTCACCAATACTAGGTATTATAGGCCTTGCGGGAGCAGCTTACGTTGTCAAAGAACTTGCTAAGACTGTGGACTTCGGTGCAATAAAAGATCGTATAGTTCAAGCTATAGGAATGGACCCAAATTCAGATAAATCATTCACACAGCAACTAGCTGAAAAATTGGATAATATTTTCGGAACAGCAAAATTTTCCGAAAGTTTGGATTGGGTCAAAGAAAATTTCAATGAGCAGATAAACATGGTCGGTAAAACCATAGCCAAAGTTTCTGATATAGTATTGGTTTACACACAAGCCGCTTATAAAACTCTGGCAGACACTTTCAGTAATATGGGAAAGGTTTTTTCTTTTCTATTCAATGAATTTTTCCAATCTAATAAAGGAAAGATTTTGATGGCAATTGCTACGGGATTGGCAGCAGGAAGTGCGAAAGATCCGAGGTCGGCCGCCCTTGCACTTGCGGGCATAGGCATAGCTGGACTTTTTGGTGCTGCAACAGGTGAAAAATCCAGAGATGAGTTGCGTGAACAAATAGATATAAAAATGAAGGACTTACTCCTACAACAAAGTAGAATAGATGAAGCCGAAAATGCACCGAACACATTTGAGGGTAATGCCAAGAGAGGTAGACTTCCAGAGTATTATAAAGGTAAACAAGCGATAATTGACAAACTTTCTGAATTGGGCAGTGAATTGACAGGAAAAGAAAGTAAGTTAGATGAATTACTGAATCCTAATTTGACCAGCCGCTTCACCGATTATGTTACTAAGGATAAGGCAAATCTTCCTGGCGGTGAATATGGCGGAGGATATTCACCGGTATCACGTCCATCATCAATGTCACCAACAAAAGTAACTTTCGCTAGTTTATCAAAAGAACAACAAGACACTGTTTTGCAGAAGCAGCGAGAGCGAGAAGGTTTTCGCCCAGGAACTTTAGCATACGATCTAAACAATCCTGGCGCGATGCTACATTCGGAACAGACCGAAAAATTTGGCGGAGTATTAGATACCACAGGAAGAGGTGTGGGTAATCTCAAAGGAAAGTTTGCCAAATTTCCAACACTACAACAAGGAATAGAAGCACAGAGAAATTTATGGTTGAGTAGTGGTTACGCAAATTTGCCGTTAGATCAAGCAATAAATCGCTGGACCACAGGAAAGGTGGAGGGTACTGGAGAAATTGGAGTGGAAAATTACAAAAAGAGTATTTTTGCTGCGATTGAAAAAATAGCGCCATCATCGGGCCCAAACTTAGTGCAGGGAAGCAATACAATGGCTGCAATGACTCGCGACATGAATTTTGCTCAAGCACCAAATGTTGTAGTGAATGCATCATCTGCACCAGTTGTATCAGGTAAAGCACCATCTGCACCAGTCGCATCAGCAACAAACGTAGATGCGCTAGAGTTGTTCTTCAAATACGCCATGTAAAAAATCCCGCACTAGGCGGGATTCAAACTCAGAGTTTAGTCAGCTTCTGCTAACGACTTGAAGTAATCCAAGTCATCATCATCAGTTGTTGAAGCAACAGGTGCTGGTGCACGGGCTGGTGCTACGCGAGTTGCTGTTGGTAGCTCAACGTCCTCTGCGCGGGTAGCAGGAACGATATCACCTTCATAACCAAGAACTTTATCAAGACGAGCTTTCAATTGATCAAACGACTTGAAGTTTTTCTTCTCAACAAACTCTTTCAGTGAATGTTCTTTGTTGTAGATTGTTTCCAACTTAGTCTCATCATCAGACAGCGCACCTTGTGCGGCAAATTCTGATTTGTCATAGTTGCGATAACCTTCAACGTTACGAATCTTCATCTTGAAGTTTGCACCTTCCCAGAGATCAAATGGATTCAATGGTGTTTCGTCAGCGAATTCTGGATTCATTGCTTCAGAAATCTTATCAAAGATTTTCTTACCGAACTTGAACAGACGAACAGTTCCATCATTCTCAGGATGTGCTGGATCGGAGACCACATAGATGTTTGCGAGATAGCTCAAACGGCGCTTTTGTTTACGAACAATATCCTTGTTCGCTTCAACGCCAGAGTTCCACAATCCACTATTGTGCTCACAGACTGGGCACTTTTCACCAACAGTTGTCAAGCAATTGTCAATGAACCAACCGCCAGGACCTTGAAAGCCGTGATCAAAACGGCGAACCCATGGCAGACCATCTTCACCATCAACACCGGGAGCAGGCAAGAAACGAATTGTAGCCATGCCGTTGCCGGACTTGTCTACAGTCGGTTGCCAGAATCGGGTGTCATCTTTGGACCCGGCTTCTGCTGTTTGTGTGGTGGATTCAATAGCCTTGGTGAGAGATTCCAGGCTTGCGCGATTGCGCTTCAGATTTGCGAAAGACATAGTATTTTCCTTGTATAAATTGTATTACGTTGTATGTTTTTGTCCACAGTGTTCATTATATCATGTATATAGTCACACTGCAATACGATTTTTGAGCATCATCAGTGTATTACCAATCTCTTTGTGAAGAATACCAACGCCACCGGCTGCATTGAATGCTTGGATAACGTCAGGTGTATCGTCCACTAGAATGGTATTTGGTGTTGCATACCCAGCTTTATTCTTACGTCCTGCGACTACATTTGGCTTCCACATGCCAAGTCCATGATCATTTAGCCAGACAGCTTTTTGTCTAGCGACTTCACTGTGGTTTTTTACACCACCAGATGAAGTCAGAATCTCAATATGCAGACCTGTCGCCAGACATGCTTCTACCAATTCATGTGCTCCGGGATACCAGTCAAGTGTCTCAAATTGCTTTGTTACAATGAAATCGTCCCAGTGCAAATTGAAGTCTTTCCTGTCGCGCATTGAGCCAGGCAGTTCATTGTACAGTTCAAAATATCTGCGTTCAAAGTTACACAGAACTCCGTCCATGTCCAAGTAGATTTTTTCAATCATTTCAATTCATCCAATGCATATATCTTATACAACTCACGATTGAATTGTATAAAGCGTTCATATTTTACCAGCTTCCTGTAGACTGTGGGCCAGCGAATGTCATCACTGATTTTGCGTTCCCACATTGGCAAGAAATTCATGAAAGAATTCAGGATGCATAGTGTCTCAATGGAAATAACTTTCTGTAGAGCCATCGTCAACAGTTCAGGATATTCACCTGTCGTTTTGAGTAACGAGTTGATATCACCAGAATCACCAATCACAGCACAATCATTTTTGAATGTGTAACTCAGTGATTGGATCGTAGCCATTCTTTTCGTGTGAATCTCATTGGATTCATCTTCCAACAAAGTTCCAGCCCAAGCATTTTCATTGTGCATCAATACTGAAATAACAAACTGACGAAAATCATCATGATTGTATTTGCGAGACAACTTGTAAAAGTGAAACTTATCTCTGCGGCGCTCAAAAGTTTCAATTGAAATGTTACACTTACCATTGTACTTGAAATAGTCGTAACTATCCGAGGTAAAGTGCAATTTCAATACATGAAAAAGTGAGAATGCTTCGTATCCGGTCATCATATGGGTAGTCGTGAAGATTTAGGTATCATATTCAACTCTTCAGCAACGAGGGCTAGTTTTGCTTTTAGCTCCTTATTGACTAGAGTTGACGCTAGTTCAATTTCCATACCAGTCATGTTGCAATACTCGATGATTGCTTCCATGTAGTTATAGCTAGTTACTTCAACAAGAGCTTCAATCTCTTGTTGGAACTTGTGCATTTCGTCTTTTGTTGGCATTACTTGACGATGGTTTCATACAGTTGTTCAAACTGCTCATGTGTTGCGACTTCTTCATCATAGTTCTGTTTGTGATAAACTTTGATCATGCGATTGATGATGCGCTTAGGCAACTTCAAGTCTTCACACACTTTAGAAACAGCTTCTTTGATGAAGTCTTTTTCTCCGCCGATGCGAATCATGGAGTTGGAACATTCCTGAATTGCATCTAGCAATTTCTTGCGATCAGCTTCACTGGAAATTTGATTGATTGAAAATTGTTGTACAGCCATAATATACTCCTTAAATAAAACCCATTTTGCTACCAACCTTACGATTGGTATTGTTCTCAAGTTGCTTGTTGAAGATTTCTGCGATACTGTAAGTGCCGCTTGCTTTCTTGTCGTATGTTGTGCCAAGTTTGTCTGCAAGTTTTGATGCTTGCTCAACATTCAATGGCGCAAAATTCAAAATGTCAAAACAACGACCTGGGCGAACCAGCGCAGGATCAACATCACGAATGGACGGCAAGTTTGTTGAGAAAATCAACTTCTTACCCTTTGTTGTCACAAGACCATCACCAACGTTTAGGAAGCGGTGCATCATGGTGTTACCATCGCTACGTGCTTTCAAAAAGTTGTCAGAGTCTTCCAACACCATAACACCAGTTTCATCTTCAATGAATCTAGCGAACAGATAATCTTTTTCAAGAATGGCCGCATCATATGTTACGATTGCGGATGAATTGCTGTGTGCAAGTAGACCACGAATGAATGTTGTCTTACCTGTACCTGGTGGTCCAATCAACAACAAAATGTTTGCTTGTGATGCTAAGAAACGATCATAGTATGCCGCAAGTGTTTCTTCACCTAAGAATGGATACATTTCTTGCACAGGTAAACGCTCGGTGTTCAATGGAACGTTTACTGAATTACCATCACTTGAATATACCCACTCAATATATGATGTAACGATTTCAAAGTTTTGCTTCAAGAGAGTTTCAATCTCTTTATTGAAATCTGCATCACCATACATACGGGCCGTGATGGAATTTGCGCTTACATCATATCTAATGAAATTTTCATCATCGGTTATGATTAAACCATTAGTCTCAGACAACTCAATGATGTGATCGCCGTCAAACTCAGATTCAATAAACTCCGTCCACTTGCTACGATTGCCGTGCAATTTCAAGTCGCGGTTGAATGTTGACTTGTTCTTTTCACCACGCGCAACCAGAAGTTGGGAGTAGAGATAATCGCCGTAGTCGCTGGCTCCGATAAAGATTTTTTCGCTGCTCATAATATTTGAAGGTGTTTCCAGTGAATCCCAAGTCCAGCCATTGAAATGACGCTTTTTTCTAATGCGTTTCGCTCTTGGGCGATATGTTATAGGTGGTCTTTGACCACCATCATTTCGCAATTCATTGATTAGTTGTTGTACACTTTTGCTCATTTTCTAACTGCGGCATACGTGATGCAAATTGCACCAGGATGAGTTTCATAAGAGCACTTCACTGCAAGTGGATCCATTCCTTTTGTAATTGCAGCTTCAATGTTCTTGGCCATGTTGTTGCGATCATTCATGTTATATACAGTGATACCTGCAATGAATGCAACTACAACAATAGCAGCACAAACAATCATAGTAATAAAATCAAAATTTTTAGTTGACTCGCTCATATAAACTCCTTATTTCTGTCAATATTATCTCGCTTGCTTCGGTAGAAGATGTGACGACCAATTTTGTCAATCTTCTCCAATTTCCAGCCAGGGCTTACATAGTCTGCATGGTAGTATGTTGCACCAGATGTAACATCTTCCATACGCTCAAAGTTGATGATAACATGCATCGCCAACTCTCTAATCTCATTATACAACGGAGTAGACTTGATTGTCAACCGTCTGTCGGTAAACTTGGAG